TTCGATTCCGGCAGGGGACATGTAAATAACGTCAAAAGCCTTTGTATTAAAGGCTTTTTGTTTTATTCCGGTTTTAAAAAGGGCACAAAAGGGGCAGTTTGTTTATTTATAATTTCTTTCATATTTACAGTTGTGTGACTGTAAATAGATAATGTTGTTTTTGGATCGCTGTGACCAACTCTATCCATTATCGCATTTAGCGGTATCCCTTTTTCTGCTAAAAATGATATATGCGAGTGTCTAAATAAGTGCGTGTGATAATCTCCATAAATTTTCAATCGCTTATTGATGTATGCGTTTAAAATCGGTACACCGTTCGAATTTGGAAAGACGAATGAACTTGTCTTTTTCTGTTTATTGACGATATCTAAAATATTATCTGATACAGATATTTTGCGTGTTGATTTTTTGGTCTTGGTCGTAGTGATTTCTCGTGTGTTAAAATCGTAAGTTGCATTAATCAGAATTTCTTTATTTTCAAAATCTATTTTGTCGTAAGTCAGACAAGCTAATTCTCCATACCGTACACCCGTCAAAAACATGAATAAAACGATGTCTGCGAGCGTTTGTTCATCATTGTCTATCATTCTATTGCACAGGTCGTAAACCTCGTTAGATGTTAAATAAAGCACCTTTTCAGGCTTGTAATCATCCTTTGGTTTGGGAACTAAGACGTTCTCCGTCGGATTACTTGTCATATAGTCCATTTGTATCGCATAAGAAAATATAGCATGCAATCTCTTTCTACATTTATGCGTAACATGATACGAATTGTGTTTTAATAGTTTATCAATGATTAGTCTAATATCACGTTTAGTCAACTTGTTGATAATTGTATCATCTGGTAACACGGTTGCTATATGACTGTCAGATACTAAATAACCACGTTTTGTGGAGTCTTTGACGGTCGGTATCCATTGCTTTAGATATTCCTTTTTAAGTTCTCCGTAAGTCATTTCTGAGTGATTTCTGATAGCGAGCCTATCTTCAATCTTTTCCTGCAATATTAAACCAGCTTTTTTCTGAGCTTGACTAGAATTTTTATCTAGTGTCACAGATACTTTTTTGTACTTATTTGTTAGAGGGTCAGTATATCTTTCGATATATTTAAATTTCCCGTTGGCTAGCTCCTCTATCCACATTGTTTTATACCTCATTTTCTGTTAAAATAGGTATGGTAAAAACCCCTCCCAAAAAGCAGGTTTTTACTATACTAGAATTTGCCTCACGCTCTCCTTGGCCAAAATTTGAGCGTGGGGCTTTTTTTATTTTGTCTTAAACGTTCTTCCACAATTTGTGCAATGCCAGTTGTTTTTACCCTTTTTCCCAACCAAACCTAGCAATAAGAACGGCCAAGCAATTAAAAATCCGATACAACCGACACAACCATTAAAACCTTTACGGTCTTGGTTCATAAATTGTACTTTTGTACTTTGGCAGTAAGGACAACGCTGTGCAAAAAATCCCATTTTTAATTCTCCTGATTTTGATTTCAGCTTTTAACGTGGTTCAGATATTACACATAGTTATTAATTTTCCTATTTACATTTCGACTGGGGTAAAATGGCACGTTATACAAAATGACGTTTAAATAATTTATGGCTTTCAATGTTCTGATCAACATCTTTCTCATCCCAAATTTGTAACTCCCAAGGATAGTAGTGGTTGCTCTTATTCTTGAAATAAACGTGTATTCCTGTGTAATTATCTTTATCTCGTAAATACCAGTTTTTTAAATCGAACTTATCTTTCCATTCATCGAGTTGCTCCATCACTTGTGAAATATCCTCAGAAGATAAAATGATACGAGCGCCAAAAATGTCATTAAGAATAGAATTCACAGGATAACCATCTTGTCTTTTGGAAAAACGCTCAATTTTGTCTAAGATGCTTTCTGATGTTTTGACACGATAGACGTAAGGGATATCTTTGACATCGGCTTTCATCAAATAATCATTGATGGATTCGTGTAGATTTAAACGATAGTCTAGGATAGCCTTGACAGGTACTTTTGAAAAGGTATGTTTTAGATTAATCTTTTCAACTTTCCCAGTTTCAAAATAATCTTGCGAATAAACAAGGTGTATTCTATTAATTTCCGAGATTAAGCGTTCAACTTTTTCCAGCATATTAACTCTCCCTATAAATATCTACGACTTCTCCTATCGTGCGGATGTTGTCGTTCTCTGAAAGATAGATTTCCTCATAGCTTTTATTTAAACTTTGCAAGTACCAAGCGCCGTCATAATCACGTTTGAGTTTTTTTACAAAGTTTTTTCCATTGACTTGGAATATCCCTATATCATTCATATCGACTTGACTAGATACCTTGATGAACAGTAAATCGTTGTCTTGAATAAGTGGTTCCATTGAATTACCAGCTACTTTCGCAATAGTATCATACTTATCGGGGACATCATCAGCCCGTAGTTTAACTTCCATATGTAAATTGTCTTCTTGGTATGCCCCCAGACCAGCAGCAACTAACCCCTCAACGTAGTCAGTGATATAATTTTCTGTCTCCTCAACTTTTCTATCGAACATAGAAATAACATTATTTTGTTCTTCTAATTGTTCGTTAGCGAAGTTGAGGACTTTTTCTTGTCTAGGTTGTTCTAGTTTTTCATATATAGAAACAATTTCAGGTTGATTAGATATTTCTGTCGTAGCTCCACGTTTTTCATCAGGTATGCGCTCTATGGCTACATCATATCCCATCAACCATGCCTCGCTTACGTTAAGGGTTTTAGATAAAAGATAGAGTTGTCGTTGGGCTGGAACAGATTTGCCACTAACATATTGCGAAAGAGTGCTCCTGCCCATCTTGACTCCCAATTGTTTTTGAAAAGGTTTTGACTTTTCTAAAATATCAACCTGTCTTAAATTTCTTTCTGACATCAGTTGTTTTAATCTATTTGAAGTAGAACTACATTGCATAAAAGTAGATTCCTTTCGATGTTTATAGGTTAATTATAAAACATCTTGAACAAAAGTTCAATAAAAAAATTCAAAAAAATGAACTTTATGTGTTGACAAAGTTCAAATCAAGGTGTAACATAAAAGCATAAAGTTCATGTTCATGAACAAAAGAAAGGAGGTTCTTATGGTTTTTGATTATTCAAAACTTAGCGGAAGGATCGTCGAAAAGTTTGGTACACAGTACAACTTTGCCTTGGCTTTAGGGCTATCGGAGCGCTCGCTATCTTTAAAACTTAATAATAAAGTTGACTGGAGAAGCAAAGAAATTGCACAAGCTTGTCAAGAGTTAGATATCAATGAAGACGATGTAGGCGAATATTTTTTTAAGCAAAATGTTCACATATATGAACAAAACTAACGAAGGGAGAAAATATGGAAAACATAATTACAGAATACGATAATGCATTTTATATCAATAATTATCGAGTGCCCTATGTTATCAAAGATTCTATCAAAGTGGATAACATGAACAATGAGGTCAGTTTAACAGTTGCAGTTAGCGAATACCGCAAAATTCGAGGAACAAAAGAACCTGTAGAAATCTACAAGTTCAAAAGTGATTTACCAGAGTAAGTTAGCTATTGCTTTTGATACGCTTTTCGGAGTTAGTGGCAAACCTTCAGATTTTAGAAAATCTTTGACTTTTTCGGAGGTAGCGGTTTTTTGTAATGAGAGCAAGTAAGAATGTCCAGCAGTAGATAATCTTTTGATTTGATAAAGTGTTCCATCAGCTGTGGGATAACGTTTTGCAATGATTAAACCATCATCGATAAGGTTATCGAGAACTTCAAGGGTAGCCTCTACAACGATTTTTTGCGGGAAAGTCTCTCTCATTTTAAAAAGTTCCTCTTTTTCGGAAAGAAATTCAAATAGCTTAAATGCATCGGTTATACTGCTGTGTTCATCGTGGATAACCTCTAGAATGCATCTATATATCAAAAAATAATCGATCATCATAAACCTCGTTTTTATTTTAATTATACCAAAACAGAAAGGACAGTATGCAAGAGATTTTTAACTTTAAAGGACAAGAAGTCCGAACAGTAACTATTAATAATGAACCTTACTTTGTAGGTAAGGACGTAGCAGAGATTTTGGGATATACAAATTCTAAAGATGCCTTAAAAAATCACGTTGATAGTGATGATAAGCAGATTCTCCAAAGGTCGCAAAACGCTACCTTAGAAATTCCAAATCGCGGCTTAACCATCATCAACGAATCAGGAGTCTACAATCTCATCTTTGCAGCTGCTAAGCAAAGTGCGAATCCAGAGATTAAAGAAAAGGCTCAAAAATTCAAACGCTGGGTGACATCGGAAGTGCTACCAGCTATCCGCAAGCATGGTGCTTACGTCACAGACTATAAAGCAGTTGACCTATTGACAAATCCTAATGCGTTAGGGAACTTTTTACAAGGTCTAACGGAGCAGGTTAAACGTTTAGAAACGAAGATTGAAAAAGATAAGCCTAAGGTGCTATTCGCAGACGCTGTGAGTGCTAGCAAATCATCTTGTTTGATTGGTGAGTTAGCTAAAATCCTGAAACAGAATGGAATCAATATTGGTCAGAATAAGCTATTTCAGTGGTTACGAGCCAACGGCTACCTAATCAGTCGCCGTGGTGAGTCTTGGAATCAGCCAACGCAAAAAAGTATGCAACTTGGATTGTTTGAACTCAAAAAAACAGCCATCAATCACTCTGACGGTCACACTACAACAAATGTAACCCCAAAAGTTACTGGTAAAGGGCAACAATACTTTATTAATAAATTCCTTAACCAGGAATATCTGCCAGTTTAGAAAAAGGCGATGTAGCTTAGAAAGGAGAAGGGATGGAAGAAATTTTAAGCCATAATGAAATGGAGTTGATGAGTTCTATTTCAGGGCTTCAAAAGTCAATATTCATACAAACAGAGCACTTATCTGAGCAACTAACGAAAAAACTTCATCATCTAGAAGACTACAATAGCCCAATTGATGATGAAGCGATTAGATTAGCTGAGGTGACAGCAGAATTTTACAAGTTGCTAATCAAGTCTCCTAGTATTAGTGCAGTTGTCAAGGAGATTGTGAGCGAGGGACATAAGTGTTAATGCGGTAATTGTATCGTTGATACTATCTGGATTGTAATACTTGAGTTTATGGGCTTTTGAATTGCGATAAAGGTGAGCAATTGTGAGCAATAGATTTTTCAATCCTTTGTACTCGCTCTGCTCGTTAAGCGTTTGTAGTTTGTTACCGTTTATGATAACGATAGGTTCTTTGAGTTTGAAGCATTGATCTATCAGACTAGCTGAGTCCATTGATGAGCCTGTTAGTAGACGAATACGGTGGAAAATCCCTTTACTTGCTTCAAAGACGGCATGGAAATAGTTTTCTTGTAAGAGTTCTTGGGTACAAAATCTTAAAACTTGAGAATGGATTTTTAGTTCTCTCAGTCTACTATCAAGTGTTTCAAAACGTTTTTTGGCTTCTGGTAATGTTTTTGAGATAGTTGTACCAATTATTCGTCCGTTATCTGATATAGTCAATCCTTTCAGAGAAAGGGGAATGTTGAGTGCAGTTTTTAAATGTTCAAAAACCGAAGCTTCATTGATATACCTCAAAGGGTTACAGACGTATTCAATCACAAGTTTTATATTATCTGTATTCTGTGTCCTATTTAATATATCAGACATGAGATTGTGCACCCGTTTGTGCTTGTTAAACCCAGAATTTTGGTCGTTTTGAGGATAACCTAAAACTTCGCCCATTCGTGTTATTTCAGAATGAGAAACATAGTCAGATAGTATTTTACTGATTGCGTCTATAAATTGTGTATCAATGTCTAACATAAGTAAACCTCGTTTTTATTAAAAATTATACCACAGAAAGGAGAACCATATGAGACCAAAACAATATCCGTATAGCGGAAATAAAAAAGAATCTATTGCGGTAACAGTAGATTCCAAAACGCTAGCCGAGAAACTAGAGATTACTGACCAATCGAATATTTCCCAAGCGAAACACCGATTATTTGGTCTGTAAACAAGTAGACAAACGGCATTTTGAATTCTTGATGTGAAGATGAAATCAAGGTCACATCAACTAAGACAATCACATCAGAATCAGATGAAGTTTGTTCAGTATCTGAAATTTGATGTAATTTGTCACTGATTGCATAAACTGTGTGATACTTTTCGTTTTTTTCTTTTGGTATAAAATTTCCGACATAAGTACCAGCAGCAGTTGAAATTATAATTTGTTTGTCTGCATCCTCAGTCAACATATACATCAGACCTAGAAGGTCTTGTTTAACATTTTTATCCATAGCGTTATCCTCCTTTCCATAATTTTTGAATACAACGGTGAGAGGTCATATTCAAATAAATTATATCAGAAAGGAACGAAAGACACAACATATTGTTATATAAATAAAATTTGAACACAATATGTTGATTTTTGGAGAAATATTATGTGGGAAAAAATCAATAAAATAATGCTTGAGAGAAATCTCAATATGAATAAATTAGCAAAACTAACAGGGATTAACAAAAGCCACTTTAGTGATTTAAAAAGTGGGAGAATTAAACATCTGTCATGGCCGAACATGGTCAAGTTATCTACAGGACTAGGTATCAGCTTAGATGAATTTAAATAAAACAAAAAACGACTGCGGGAACAGTCGCTAACTAACTTAATTTACTTAATTATATCACAGAAAGGAAACAATATGCTAGCAAAACTTAAAAGCGGTATCGAAGTACCTTACGAAGAGCTTTGGCTTAATGATAACGACTTATCCGAATTTATTGGAAAGTCATTTGACCAAACGCAGCGATTACTAAGAAAGATGTACAAAGACAGAAATTATCGCAAATACATTGACAAGGTTGGCGGTCGTTCAACAAAAGTTAAAAAATTTGAAGAATGGAGAAAATTACAAAATGAAAAACTTATTTAACTTTATTTTTGCAAAACCAAAAAAACAGGAAGAAAAACAAAAATGGACAATCGAAACACATGGCTGGGAAGCTAATGCACGACGTTACGACAATATGATTGAACGTAATAATAGAGGGCGTACATGTTAAAAGAAAATTTTTTTGAAAGCGATGAATGATGCATATTGAAGAAGTAAAAAACAACCAATTTTATCAGTTTCCGCAGTGGTTGTTAAAAGAGCCATATAACGTTCTGAGCGATAAAGCAAAATTAATTTATATGTTGTTGTTTGATCGCAGAACACTATCTGTGGAAAATAAGTGGTTTGATGATGACGGTAAGGTTTATATGTACTTTACAAACGAGCAATTTATGGAACTACTTAAATGCTCAGAAAAAACAATCATAAAATCTAAAAAAGAACTGTCTAATTTCGGCTTATTAAACGAGGTCAGACAGGGTATAAACAAACCCAACCGCTTATATATCAATGGAACTGTAAAAGTTACAGGTCAAGACCTGAATAATTTACAGCACGGAACTGTAAAAGTTACAGGTCAAGACCTGAATAATTTACAGGGAATCAATACTAATAATATCAATACTAATATATCAATACTAAATAACCAAAACTTAGTGCCTTCTAATCAGACAACTACTAACTATATATATAGTATAGCAGAACAAGAATTTGGTCGGTTGTTGTCTCCTATGGAAATTGAAACTATTCGTATGATGATTAAAGAAAATAATCATGACTTAATTAAGGAAGCTATCAAAAGAACTAAGCTTCAAGGAAAAACTAATCTTAACTATGTTAGAGGTATTTTACGTAACTGGAGAGATGACAACATCACGACAATTGAGCAAATAGAAGCTAAAGAGAAATCTAGGAAATCTAAGCAAGAAGAGGTAAGTGAGTATGATACTTGGTGATGAGAATGCGCTTGATAAAATCGCTTTGTCCTATCAAAAAAATACCAAAAAAGAAGAGACAATTTGTGACAAGCATGACTGTAGCTATATCACAATCCTTAAAACTGGTTTGACAGTTTGCCCTAAATGCCACAAAGAAGATTTGGAAAATCAAAACGATTTACACGTTCAAAAACAATATGAGAGAGAACTCGAAAACAAACGGCTGTACTATCTAAAAAGGTTATCAATCATGGATAGCGAACTGGAAAACGCATCGTTTGATAATTTTAGAACTGACACAATCAAACATAAAGAAGTGCTTGTTTGGGCTAAAACAATGGCTAACGATTGGTTTAAAGGAGGTCAGGGTAACATTATCATGACTGGTAAAGCTGGACGAGGCAAAAGTCATCTAGCTTACAGCATTATCAGAGGACTGTCAGATAAGACGAAGAAGCTAGGACTACTTGTAAACGTTACTGATTTGTTATCAGAAATAAAGCGAGACTTTAGTAAAGAGGCGTTTTGGTTGGACAAATTAAAAGAGGTTGATTATCTAGTTTTGGACGATTTAGGTGCTGAAAAGGTTAGCGATTGGTCGACAAGTATTATATATAGCTTACTTAACAAGCGTACAAATACAATCATCACGACAAATCTTACACCAGCTGAAATTAGACAGGCGTATGGAGAGAGAATTGCATCACGTATACGAAAAGGTTGTGATAAAAGCCATATCATGGAATTCGAAGGAATGGAAGACGAAAGAATGAAATTATGGAACTAACATTAACAACATTTTTTGGCTTATCAGAAGAGCATGTAGCAAGAATTATGGCTCTAGATGAAACTAGTCGAAATAAAAAAATTGAAGAATACAGGCAGTTAAGACTGCGCAGAGGGAGGATTGACTTTGGAAAATAGACCAGATTTGAAATTAGTAGCTGAATTAGAAAATAGGATTAAAGACTTAAAAATCGAAAATGAAATCTTAAAGTCTAAAAACATTGATTTGTCTGAAGATGTTAAATATTTAAAAGATGAATA